GCTCTATTGGCAAGAATTTCTTGGTCACTCCATCTCAAATATTTCTTTTGGGCATATGTTTTTGAGATGGATTCATTTTGAACCATGCTATTGAATGTGTTGTATTTGATTTCAGCTTTTTGAGCCTCTCTCATTTCAAAGAAATTGGTAGGAGGAGTAAATCTCAGTTCAAAATCACTTTCTTTGATATCATATTTGTCCCAAAGACCCTTTAGCTTCAAGTGAACAATAAATGTATTTTTAATGCTTTCAGTGAATTGCATCTGCATTCTCATGATGAACTTTGCGAATTTAAGTTCTTCTCTGAGCATTTGCATACCATCATTGTATCCAGAGTCAGGAGATATTCTGTTTACTGGAACCTTGAGTGACTTGTAGAGCTTCATTACGAAGTAATCCAAATCAGGAAGAGAATTAAGTTGTGGGCCTTCTGCAAGAGGAGTCACGCTTGTCCCCTCTGAACCCTGTCTTTTTGCAAACCAGTAATTGTCCAAATAGCTTTGAGGATTAAACTTGTTTACTTGTCCAGCTTGGTCAACATCAAACGTTCTCTTTGACCAATACTCTTGGATCATTTTCCTCAAATATGCTTCTGCCTTTGGTGCTGGCATTGTTCCAACGTCCACATTGAAAACGAGTCTGGATGGCGCTCTTGCAAGTCTATGAATAACAACGCTGTCCTCAATAAGAGAAAGCTGTCTGTATGCCCTTCTTGCATTCTCAATGAATGGGAGTCTTACTGTTTTATTCTCGTTCCAAATACCAGAGTTCACATATGTAACTTGGTTTTTATCCATTGGGATCAAGGCATAATCCACAATCTTTGTTGGGTTTGTGGGATCGAATACTGGCTTTCTAAGCAAATATCCCTTGATCAACATGTTTTGGACATTTCCAAAAATGGGATCAATGAGTTCTGTCGGAATACTTACAATACCGAGAACTCCTTCTTCTTCTCTTTCTCTGTGTATGATGTTTTCCCAATATACTTCTCCGTCCACCATGACGCTTCTAAAATATTCCCATCCTCTTTTTTCAAATTCAAAATAACCAATGATTTTTTCAAATTCTTCTGTAATATCTTGTTTGACTTCAGACTTTAGTTTTTCTGTTGGAAATTCTATATTTACAATATTGCTATTGTCATCTTTGTTAATGGATTCATCACATATTTCATCCAATGCTTCTGCCACTTCGGAGAATGCTGCCATGACTCGATAATCACGAATTCTAGAAATCTTGTCCGCTTGGACATTGGAATACATGTATTGAGTAAAATTCGAATCAATATTAAAAAATGCAGTGGGGGAAATATCATTGTATTCCGAAGATGAACTGATACTTTGTCTGGAAAGAGCCTCTGTTCTTTTTGATCCTGTATCTTGAAAAGTTTTGAACTTTGGATTTAGCTTTGAAATCGTATCTATAACAGTATAAGATTGATATGGAAGATAAGAATTAACGTAGTTCATCAAACTACGTCCGAATGTGGATTCTCTTCCTGAAGATGCATTTGCTGGCATAGGATTATTTATGTTGTTTTTTGAATTTGCTTGCTATTTTTTCCACAAGGTTTAATATATTCACCATGCAGATCTTCGATTATATCAAAAATGTTTTATTTTTCAAGAAGCCATTTGAAAAGGAGAACATGGAAGAAATTAAACAATACAACCCTTTTCTTGCGAATCGTTGGATTTCCATGAACGATGGAGAAAGCGCAAATCTTATCAACGAAACGACGAATAAAATGAATTATCTTGGGAATGATAAAGAAATGCATTATAAGATGCTTCTTCACGTTCTTCCAAAAAAGAAATACAATCGTATTAATTATATTAAAAAGGCGGAAAAGGTCGATTGAGCTGTTGCATTTTCTAAAACTCTTTTAAATAAAAACGAAATTATGAATATTGATCAACTCGCTCCCGCAAAATCCCTCATTGACTTGGATGGTTTCTCGCAAAACTCCTTGAATAGTGTATTCATTGGATACAACTTGGCAAAGGTATTAGATGATATTATCCTCGTTGAACTTGTGGATCTTGGTGGGAATTCCAATGAAATTGTGAGAAATGGTATTGTTGTTCCTATTAATGCCGATACCCAAGCATGGCGTGTTGGTAAGGTCATTCTTTGCGGTCAAGGGACATCAATGGTCAAAAAAGGAGATCATGTTATTTTCCCAAACAACAAGGGAATCATGATTTCAAATGTAGAAATCGAAGGTCATGGAACCTTGAAACACGGACAATTCTTGAACGAACATCGAATCTTCGGAATTGCAACACCTAGAGAAGATGTTCATATCGAGGGAAAATCTAAAAGCACTCGCAAGAAGTAACGTTTGCGAGATCAAGTTTCGGAGAAGAAATCCTGTTGCGGGAAAACCTCTCTTCCGAAGAATGTTATGCACCAGCAACCAAACGCTTTTGATGTCATTTGATGGTCGCTTAACACTTAACTATAGACCCACTTATCCTGTTCCATACAAACACAATAGACACCATTTTTATGACCCAGATGCTAAAAATCTCGTTATTTTGTGGGATATTTTGATGCAGGACTATAGGGCAATCAATATGAGTTATTGTAATTTAATTGCACAAGTTCCAGCAAATCAAAAATTTTGGGAATATTACAGGAAAGAATTGATGAATAAAAGCCCTTCGGAAAAAACAAACTGGATGAATAGTTAAATTTTATGGTGGATCAAACGGAAATATTTTTAAACAATTTGCATAGGAATTTCAAATTCGTGTGTAATAACAAAACGATCAAAGAGGGAAAACTCATATTGTTTAATTTTAACGATTTTTATTATTCGTTCACATTGGACTTGTCTGGTTCCAAGAAACATTTTAAACTCCCCATGGCATTCTCAATTTCCCAAACATTGAGTTCCATTCGTTTGGATTATACAATTGATAGCCTCTGTCACAACATGGAGGATTTTGTTTTCAATTGCAAAATGATCAAGCCAAAAATGAAAAACAATCTCTATGATGGGGTTGTTGAGATGGTATTTGTCTAAATAATACCAACAGGAGTATTATTTTGAAACAGAGTCCCTATTTTTTTGAGGTCAAGGATCTTTTGATCCAATTTTTAGCTGCATTTAATAATGTGGTTATCAAACGTTTCAATGAAAACAGGGATATTGGTCAAACCGTTCAAGTCCGATATGTATATGCCCCAAAGCAGAGAGTCATCTATGACTTGGTAAATTTCTCCCAAAATATCACATTGCCAGTTGTCAGTATCCACATGACAAGTTTTTCTAGGGATGTTAACAGAGTCTTCAATAAAAACTTGGGATTCTACAAACCAGATTACGATATAGAAAAACAAAAAACAAATATAACTCATTTTTACAGGACACCAGTTCCAGTTAACATTGGAATCACAATGGACATCATGGTGAAATACCAAACCGATCTGGATCAGATCATGTCCAATTTCATTCCTTTCTGTAACCCTTATATTATTCTTTCTTGGAAAGTTCCAGAAGATTATAATCTCCCATATATTGAAGAAATTCGTTCCGAGGTATTGTGGGATGGTAATATTTCCGTAAATTATCCTACCGACATTAATGGAAATCAAAAATATTTTGTAACTGGATCGACATCTTTCACAATCAAGGGTTGGATATTCCCACCAGAAGAAAACCCAATTAATAATATTTTCTTCATAGATGCTGCACTTGCATCTGTAAAAGGAAAATTACAAGATTCCAGCTATTTTGCATTGAGTTCACAAGTTGTTGTAAAGCAAGACTGTGCAACGTATTATAATACAGAGATTGTTTCAATTTCAGCAAATCCACAGATGCAAGATGTCATTGAATTTGATGTTCAGCAGTGATTTTGTTCTTGCAAAAGAAAAGGCTTATGCTAAATTGTGTGCATGAGCGAAGAAACAAACAAACGAGATGCAGACATGGCAAAGGCCAAAGAGGAAATTGAACAAATTCTTTTGAAATACAAAATTGTTCTAATTCCTGTTGTCATGCATCAAGGTGACAAGACAATCAGCCGAATTGATATTGCCCCTGCAAGCACTCAAAACTGATGTGGAACGAACGATTCCCGTTGGTTGGTGAGGACATTCCGGTTCTCTCCAAGGAAAGCCACACATATGCTGATTCCACTGGAAGAGCATATAAGTCCGTTTCCAGCATTCTGTCCACAATTAAACCAAAATTTGATGTGGAACAGAAAGCTATGGAATACTCAATGAGAAAGAAAATCCCATTGAATGATGTATTGAAACTTTGGGATGAAAAGAAAACAACAGGACTTGATTATGGAACAGAGATTCACGAAAATGTGGAGAACTTCTTTATCAATGGCACAATTTCAAACCCAAGATACAAAGAAGTCGTGGAAGACATATTCGGAGATGTTTATGAAACGGATGGGTATAATGAACTCATTTGTTTCAACAAGGAAAAAGGAATATGTGGAACAAGTGATTATGTGGTATTTCGGGAAAATACATTTGATATTTCCGATTTCAAGACAAACAAGAAATTCAATTTTGAAAATCAATACGATGACAAGTTTCTATTGGAACCAGTATCACACCTTCCAAACTCCGAATATTTCATATATGCCCTGCAACTTTCTTTCTATGCAAATATGATTGAGAAGCTCACAGGACTGACTTGCGGATTCTTGAACATATATTGGTTAAAGAGACAGATTGACACAAAAACACTATTCAAGGCAAAGTGGTTGAATTATACCGTCCCATACCTTAAAAAGGAAGTTGAAGCCATACTATGCAACGTTTGAGTTGGGAACAATATGCATTGGAACTTGCAAAAACCGCAAGTTTGAGGTCGGAAGATCCATTTAGAAAAGTTGGTGCATGTGCATTGTCCAAGACAAATCGTGTTCTTGGAGTTGCATACAATGGATTAACCGCAGGAAAGGAAGTGAATGCTGAGTTCTGGAATGACAGAGACAAGAGGAGGCCATTCATGATCCATGCAGAGGCTAATTTGATGTCATTATTCAATAGGGGAGAATGCGGAATCATTGCAGTGACCCTTCTGCCTTGTGTATGCTGTGCAAAACTTATATGTGCATGGGGAGTTCCAAAGGTTGTGTATTCGGAGGAATATGACAATGTGGATGCAATTCATACAAAGGAAATTTTTGATTTCTATAACGTCGAAATTGAAAAGCTGTGAAATTTGAGAAATTTGTAGAAATATCCAAGGCATTGCAACCTATTCATCATAATTATAATTTGAATAGAACATTCCATGTCACATTTGCATTGGAAAGAAAAAGAACAATTGCAATTGGAATTAACAGCATCAAGACCCACCCAAGTATTAAGAAGTTGGACTACAGGTCAGAAGAGGGTGAGGACTTGAGAAACATCGCAAGAATGCATTCTGAATTGAACTGCATCTTGAAACTTCAAAATAAATACGGCATGGATGATTTTGACAATATAACTTTTGTGAACATACGGCTTGACAAAATGGGTAACGTTTGTTACTCTAAGCCTTGCAATGGTTGTTCACACCTTTTGAGCCAAGTTGGATTTAAAAAATTATACTACTCCACCAATTGTGGCGAATTCGCCATATTTAAACAATGAAACAAAAATACAGAAAACTAAAACAATTAAGCGAATTTGCCAAAAATTACAAAGCACCAGAAGTTGAGAAAACGAAGAACAATCTTCTTTCCAGTGATAATGGAGTATCCTCTGTAACAAGTGGTGCATGTATTCGACCTGATATTTTTCTTGACAATGATAGGAATTGCGATGATTGTCCTTATTACGAACATTGTAATTGTGCTATTAAAAGACTCTCAAACGAAAAGAA